GGTAAACAATCCGGAACGAGTGTAAATACACCTGCTCATACAAGCCATTTCGCCAATAAACTTATTAAATCATTATTAGGACAAGCAGCTCATATAGCCAAAATATATAATCCCGAAATTAGAGATTACTATCAAAGACTGATTAGTAAGGGAAAGAAGCCTCAAGTGGCTTTAAATAATGTCAAGAACAAACTCATAAGAATCATAGTGGCATTAGTCAGGAAGAAAGTACCATATGATCAAAATACATACAAATATTATGAAGAACGAGAAGTTATAGAAAGGAAAAAGAACGAGAAGTTAATTTATTGTTAAACGGAATAAGAGATTAGGATATTAGCATAGAATACGTGGGAACTATTGAATATTACCGTTATGAGGCTCTGGACTGCCCATCTCCAAGTAATAAACAATAGCCCACGCCAAACGATATATAGACTATCCATATAAGATAGGTATATAACATTGACGTGAGCGTTCTTGCCTACTATCCTTGGAGATTGAAATTGTCCAGATTTCATAACAGGATAATATCTTAAACGCTCTTCGTTAACTAATATGTCCTTCCAGTTCTAACTCATTAGACATCTGGAATTGCTGCAAAGGTAATAAAAAAGCCTGTAATCAATCAAGACTACAGGCTAATATTATTTACTCTTATAATGATAATCTATTCCAAATAAAGCTCCAACGAAAGTAAGCACCTCACCAAATGCTACCAGAATAGAACTATGTATGATACCTACAGGTACTACACAGAATCCTGCTATCAGTAATCCTATACCTACAACAACCAGTATGCAGGCAATTATTAATTGTATTTGTTGCTGATTCATAAACTCAAATAGACCTGAATGTTCCTGCAAATGTACCGTCACTACTGATTTTAAACTCTGCTGCATTATCAATCCACCAACTACACATACCCTTAGTTGAGAAATTATATTTTCTTGCAACTAATTTTAATCGTCTTGGATAATGTCCGATTGAAATGTAGCGTACATCTTGCCCGTTATACATAAACGCATAATTATTTGTACATTCAATCCTTATTAAACCGGGATTTCCCTTAAATATCATTTCAACTTCAAGCCCTATAAATGTATCACTGCAAGGTAATATTATTGTTCTAGGGTCATTATCCTTATTTTTCATAAAGAAGAAATTCAACCCATCCTTTAAATCAACTTCAAATGCATTTGCAAAATCATAATCATCAATATCTATAGTTTTAAATTCCTTCCTCGTACCATACTTTAATGTTAAACCACCTTCTGTATCCCAGCTAATATTTCCATTTGCCAACTTACCAGAACCATCATCCTTCAATTCCCATTTTCCAGACAGGTTTCTTATTGCACCAGACAGATAAGCATTATTAGAATAAAGTCCATCACCAGACAGTTCACCGAAATCAGTATCAGTAATTCCATCCAGATTACCAATTCTACTGGATACTATGGAATCTGATTCAGAAGTACAACCTGTACGTATATCAATACAGCCATCATACGGATTCAGCAGGATAGAACTTTGTCTGGCTGCATCACTCGTATTGGCTATCCTTACTAAAGCATCACCAGTTTCTATATTGCCTAGTGCTTCTATTACATTGCAGGTAATAGTCGTACCATCCACAGTATTAACCTTTAAAACTATCTTCTTTGAAGATGAATCAAAAGTCTGGCTAAGTAGAATATCATCCACCCTAAAGACAGAATCACTGACTGTAAGAACCATTACATTATTTTCATTGGAAGTTATACCTGTTACCTGTGCTGAATCGGTAACATATAAAATTCCATTAGTTCCCCTTACCTCATTACTCGTAATAGTAAAGACATCCAGCCCTCCTTTTACTTTCAGATTGTCAAACTCTCCATTCTTGCCAGCGACAGAGTTAAATTTCACATCAGAATCTGTGCTTAAATACTGATTTATCGTATCTACATATTCATTCTTATCTTGTTTGTTTTCATTCAAGTATTTACCCATATTGGCAGATAATGCCTTATCCTTGCTGGAAGTTTCCAAATCATCAATTACCACAACTTTAGTACCAGCTTCACCTGATACTGTTGGCTGTAAAACTGTGCTTGAATAACTTCCACCTACATTCTTTAAATACTTGTTCCTGAAATTATGTGGTATATAGTTAGATTTTATTTCCATATTATCGTATTTCATTCAATTCAACATCACACTTATTATTCATCAAATCGTAGGTGATGGAATTGATTACAAAGTTCTTATTCAAGGTATTCTCTTTCAGGATTGAATTAAGCGATATATCCCTATTCTTTATTGAGTTACTGTATCTGAACCGTGGTTTACTATAGTAATTCACATACTTATTAATACAGTGTTCTTCTGCTTTCAGTTTATCTTTAGAAACTCCATCAGTCAACGTATCAACAAAGTAATATTCATCTCCTACCTTAGTAAGAACATAGCTATAGCTGCCTGCGTGCTCATTATAGGTATTGATTCTAAATTCAATATCATCAAAATCATTCACTATATTTTCATCAATCACATTCTCAAACTTCAAGTCTTCATCATACGTTTCATCATTAAAAATATCCTTCACATAATCAGATGTAGTATATTTCAATTTAACATCATTAATATGAAATGAATTACACCTGACAGGTGATTTATCAGTACGTCTCATAGGAGTAGTTCCAAGTTGATTAGGAGCGTAAAGTTCAAATGTCAACTCCCCTAATGTCATTTTATCAGATGGTAATGAAACGGCAACACCATCTTCACTTTCTGCCAGATTCATACGCCACGAAACTGTATTAGTCAATGAATAATCTGTATCAAACACCTTATCCCCTACTTTATTCTTATGCACCAGATAAAAACAGTCTTGCAATTTACATTCATCATAGAACCATTTCTCGACAAATACACGCTCATTACTGCTATTCATATATGAATACACGTAATTTCTATCTGCATATCCACCGCTATACTTTTCACGTCCAGAAATAGAATCATATTCCCCTTTAGTAACAAATCGCCAGTAACCGTATTCATCCAGATACTTATACCAAGTTGCACCTGCCCAAGTATTTGGACCGTTACATATCTTATAATAATTCCTTGCAACTTTATTATGATACTCCTGATAATTAACCCATCCATCACCATCATAGTACATCTTATCACCAATTGCAAGTTTACATTTAAACATCGTATCCGTGAATCCCGTGGAATATTTACCATCATAGTATTGTTCATCAGATGTTACAATACATTCTGCTGCATTCCAATCACCAGACAGCCTATAATTTATATCAATAATGAAAGTTCCACCTTTGACTGCTATAGGTAGCTTATTTTTCAATGACAATTGGACTCCGTCTGTTGTTTTCCATCCCATCAGACCGTAATCACTTATCGTAAAATATGTCTTCCAATTTAAAGAGGAAGGTTCATTTGCAGTCTCATAGTATGCTGCCTTTTGCCAGTAGCTGCCATTTGATGCAGCATTATCTGGAGTTACTTCTTCTATCGGTTCTATTGGTTTGTTAATTTCAAAAAGATATGGCTTATTCCAATCCCAATTATTCTTCGATTTAAAGAAAGCATTCAATAATGTATAATTCTTACCACTAATATCCCTTGTCGATTCATAATACTTATTTGCGTCTGCATTCTGATTTATAATATCATCCTCATCATTCCATTCAGGAATTATAGTATTATTAGAATTTGAATTAGCAACTACCACCACCTTATTATATAGCTCACCAATAGCTATACTGGCATTACTTTCATAAATATTCTGATTAACATTAATAACGGTGTTATCAAGTGCTACCACCGTATTACTATCATCTGACAGGGTATATTTAGTATATAAATTGATATTCTTAATAATATCATAGTCCACGAAGTAAATAGAATCACCATAATAATAGCAAGTCATACCCAGATACCTTGCAATATATTCCAGTACGTCTTTACAGTTCTCTGCTTCATTCGCTTCATCGAAGAAATTTCTATCTAATATGAATAAGTTATTTAGTAAATCAGTAGTATCATTTATCTTCTTTGCGTTGTGTACATAGACATTCTTTATCAGTCCATTGGAATCAATCTGGCTTATGATATGTTTGATTACCTGATAGAAAGACACTATAGACTGCTTTTCATTTAGATAGGTGTAGTTATAATTATTAAGGGATGAAAGAATATCGTTGAACTGCAATGACAACAAATTATATTCTTCATTATAATCTGTACTGTAAAGACAAGGAACAGAATACCCACACCACAACAAAGAACCATTCTTTGAGATGGTACAATATATCTGGTTTCCTAATGCTGTGTACAGATTAGCCAGTACCTTTGTCGTTAAGACATTAATCTGGCAATCCGAACATTTGATTGGTTTGAACACATCATCATCTGATTCATAGTTAATTGAAACTGCATCAGCAGAACAGAGTAATTCAGAAGCTATCAAAGTACCTCCTGAATCCCTGTATATTTCAATATTGATAGTATTCTCATCTATATCCTTAAAAGATGAGTTATATATTAATTGATAGCCCATTTTACCTTAGTCTATTTGTTCTATTACTGTGTTGTTTTAAAACTCCAACCAGTGCTTTATCTGAAATCTTAAATTCAACTTCTCCAGACATAGCACCTCCTTTTACAGGTGAACCACCGTCTAACAGGTTGAACAAATTGGACTGCTGACTTTTATTCAGAATCATTTCACCACTATTCACCCTAGCCAATATCTTATCACCAAAGAAGGAACTGCCATCAACCACACCACCATTGGCAAATTGTGGCATAGTGGCAAAAGCTGCTATTACAGAAGCTACAGCAGCACCAGCCAACAACCAACCTACTACTGGTGTTTGCGTGGCACTGGCTACGGCATTTCCTATAGACTCCGCTTTCTTTGCAGCAATAAGAGCTTCTATAGCAGGAATAGCAGTACCTATAGCTGTCATTAAATTAGCACTCCAAGTTAACCAAGCAGAAGCACCTTCATTTGTCATTTGGGATATAGAACCCATAACAGTAGCAATAGCACCTAATGAAGTTGCATAATCATTATTTACTTTTACATCTTCTTCTGTTACAAATGGAGAAGTTAGTTTACCAATATCCCTTGAATTAAAGCCTTTAACAGATGGAATACCAGCAGGTTTTAATTCTCCCTGCTCCCTACTGTTATATTTAGCAGTAATATTCAGAACTATTTTTTTCTGTTCCAGTTCCTGTATCAGTTTTAGTGCAGATACTCTGGCATCGTTTGTAATGGCAGCAGCATACTTCTTTCTGGCTTCCGTTATCAGCTTATCCAATTCAGCAACAGAACCAGCAGGAATTACTTCTTCTGTTTTTACCTTATTATTTCCTCCAGCAGGTTTAAGACTATTCTGTAATTCCAATGTACGTTTATCAAAATCATACATACGCTTTTTCAAATCATAAGCATATTCATAGTTTTTAATCATTTCACCTCTATTGGCATCATTATCCTGATTCAAGAAATTCTGCTTTTCAAGTTCTGAATTTTGTTGTTTGAACAGTTCCATTTGTTGCTTAATAGAAGACAGTTTTTCCCTCATCTGTTTTTTGGTTTCACCTGTCCATTCATTAGTATCACCTCTGGTAGAATTAATCCTGCCTTGTATTTGGTTTATTTCCTTTTCGTATGCCTTTAACTGGTCTTGATACTCCGTTAATGCCCTTTTCTCATTTCTAGATGAAAAATCATTATTATTGATTGATATATATTTATGTATATCATTAATATTAAAGTCTTTTCGTCCTGTTCTAATATTCAATGATTGAATAAGTTCTTCTTCTGCACCTCCCAAGACATCAGTAACATCTATTTTAAAATCGTCTTTCAACTTTTGCAAGTCTTTAAATGCCTTCTCCCGTTCCTGCTTGCTTTTAGTGGTATCCCTGATTATAGATTCATATTTCGTAAACTCCGTTTCAAAGACTTTAGTATTGAATCCCATTGATAACTTAGCATCAGTCAACGAATCACGCAAAGCAGAAAGTTCTTTCAAATTCCTTATTGTAGAAAGAACACCGTTATTAAATGCTTCAAAACTGCCAGCAGACATAGACTGAAAGAATAAATCTACAGTTCCTTTACAGGAATTTAATGTATTGTCCCATTCATCATTAGTAGCCTGTGAGCTTCTTATTATCTTCATAAAAGCGTCACTGGCAGTAGTCGCAATTCCAATACCAGCAGCAAACTTTCCTATAGTACCTACTATATTGCCTGTTATCTGTTGAAACTCCTGTACTTGCCTGCTGCTCTTAACTATGTTATTATTAAAACCAGATGAATCAAGTAATAGTCTGGTTACTAAATCAGCCATATATATTTAGTTTTGTGTGTTTATAAATTGATTAGCTTTAGCCTGTAGTCTGGCTATATCGTCTTTACTGATAGAAGTATCTTTCTCTTTGGCTTCATCCCAATCAAACTTCATAATATCAGTAGGTGATAACTGCTTGGTACTGTTAGTTTGGGCTATGATATAACTTATCATTCTAGCCTGTTCCCAGCTTGTTTTATTCTTATATTGCAGATTCTCCAAGACTGCCTTCACCTCATACATTTGCATACTGTCCAGAAAATAATCAGGTGCTATACCTGCTTCCAGAACTATCAAAGCATACAATTCGCTAATCGTTACTTTTTTTTTGAATCTACAGTATCACTTATGAATGCAGACTGCTTTTCCATCTCCTTAGAAAGAAAATCCTGTAGCTGGATAACTAAGGCTGGTTCATCATCGCATTCATTAATAAAGTCCTCGAATGTCATTTGCAAATCTGGATTATTGGCTACTAACAGACTATAATAAAACAGGTAGTAATCCGTTAGATTCTCCAATCTGAATATCTTGCCTGTTATCTGTTCAAATACGAACATAGCCCTGATAGTATATCGTATATTATATGCAGTACCTTTAATTTGAATTTCCATAGTATATAAATAAAAAAGGGGAAACTGTAACAGCTTCCCCAGTGAATATATTACGCTACTTTAGGTGATAAAGCCCCTGTTCCTTCCAGAGTAACAGAGTAAGTAGCATTATCATTATCTGGAGCATTAGCAGTAATACTGGTGATAACTACCTTACCTGTATATCCACCGCCAGCAGTCCAGCCATCGGCAGGCATACCTGTGTCACTATCTGCATTGGTACATACAGCAAAAGCAACAGTAAGTTCTTCCCTGCTTATCCAGCTATTTACTAAAGCATTAAAATCTTCTACACTATATAAATTGTCAGTTGTAAGTGACCAGCTTAATTTGCTTACCGCTTTACTAGTCCATTTGCCACCGTCTTTTGATGAAGTTTCCAAAGTGTTTCCAGTTAAGGAAAGCTGGCAACTGGTTGAAAATGCCAATGCTTTATAAGCAGTGCCAGCACCAGTGGTATCTTTAAAAATCATCAGGTCATTCCCTCTAAGTATTTTGTTTGCCATTTGTGTTTATGTCGAATGTTATATTTTGAATGAATGTATCTTCTATGTATTCTTCATCTGCGCTAATCATCCTTATATCATTTATTTCTATTCCTGAAAAGTTACCCCTCCTACCTTCTAAAGCATCTCTTACATAGTCTGCCAGTTTAATGGTATCTATGTAATCTTTAGAAGCTATAACTACATCAACCGTAACAGATTCATTTACAGAATAACTGCCTTTGGTGTAGTTAGGACTAATATTAGTCCTTTTATAAATGATAAAAGGAAAAGTGGTGGATTCTTCAACTATCAACGGATATATCTTAGAACCTACCTTTTCTTTTATCCTGCTATCTTTACTTAATAAGTGATAGATAGCTTTTCCTATTTGTAAGCTCATCTTCTTTTGGAAATCCTTGTTATTGATTCTTCAACCATTTGATTTATATTATCAAAGATGGCACGTTCCTTATTATCTTTGGCAGTCCTGAAAAAGTGAGAAGCGTTCATTCTACCTCTGTTAGCTCCGTTTTTTCTAAGTCGTCTGGTAGTTGTTCCAAGTTCAAAGAACTTTAACCTAAAGTCCCCCATTATATGAACCTTCGCTTCTGTAGCTTTCTTATCAACCTTTAGTTTTATTCCACTGCCTAAAGTTTTACCGTCCCATCTATTCTTATGATTTATTGTCTTACCTACTACGCTTCTTAGTTGTGTTTTCGTTTCCTTTTGCAAAATTCGTCCAGCTTTCCGTAGTGCATTCTTATACACATTCTTTTGCTGTCTGCTATTAAGTTCACTAAACATTCTTAGTACCTGTGAAGCGTCTACAGTTACACCGTTATTCATTAATAAGCTCTCCTATGATTTCTGTGGATTGTTTTGTCCTGTCTGAATTGATAGCCAATATCCTATACTTCTTATCTTGATAGATAATTCTCATTTGCTCGTTTACCTTATGATAGTACCTGATTGTGAAAGTAAGTGTATAAGAAGTAAATATTTCATTATTCTGATTAACCCTGTTACCAGAATTAAACTTAATGTTGGCTCTTGTTTGCAGATAGTCTACCCATTCCATAGAAGTAGCCCCAAACTCATTTTTAACAGGTACTGATTCCTGTAGTAATATTGTCTCTGTCAGTAGCCCTGCCCTCATAGTATATAGTATTAATAGCCGTACTGTAATCCAGTTTCACCGCTTATTCTTACTGCACTACATAATTCAGGATTCCAGCCAGGATAAAGAACCGTAGTTATAAACTTCTCTTGTCCAGCAGGTCTAATTTCTACAGTTACTTCATTATCATTGGTATTTTTAATGAGAAAATAAAATTCTGGTGTGAATACATCCTCTGTTATATCATCCATTCTACTAACCTGTGTAGATGTTGCCCTACCGTCTCTATTATGTATATAATCAATCATACTTCTTTGTAGTTTTTATAAAGTGAAATTAGATAGTCAAATGTATATGGCACTTTATTAACGGATGAATAAGATACTGGCTCACGATTGGCGTATAGATTACCAATCAGCAGCAGAATAGCGTGAATAACAGCAGGTGGGGTAAATTCCCCATCCACTGCCAATTCATCCAGTTTCAGATTCAAATTGCGTGCTACTGCATCCTCTGCAACATCAATCAATCCAAGTATATATAAATCATCATCCTTGAAAGAATCATCCAAAAGAAGGTGCTTCTTAGCTTCTTCCAGTTTGACGTACATATTATTTCAAGATAGCTTTTTGGAAAGAACCTGTTCTTCTTGGTTTTGCATCGAAATATGCATTGATAACCAATCTTACTTTACCGTTAGCTGCTTGTGTGTACGGGTCTACTGTTAAGTCAATCCCACCCCATTGTCCAATAACAAAATCTTCAAAGTGTCCCATTACAACACCTTTACTGGTAACATTAGATGTACAATATACTGGATAACCGTTCACTTCATTTTCTTCCATCAGACAACCAGCACAACCAACACAGGTATGTACACCACCGTCAGTTACATTGTAAAGAGCATCTTTAGCAGTCGTTTTCAAAATACCTTTTGCAGATGGCGATACAATGAAACACTTGTTTCCTGCTACATTAGCTTCTTCTAGTGCAGTTTCCATATCAACCAATCTCTTATAAGTAATATCCTTTGTTTCAGGAGTAACGCCATTAAAGATACCGGCAGGCATAGTAGCAGAACCAGCAGCACTACCCAAAATAGTGGCTTCCAGTTTGTCCGAAATAGCATTTACAATATCACGTTTAAGCATCTCTTCTGCACTGGCAGAATCCTGAATCAGGAATTGTTTGGAAACGTCTACATAAGCGGTAAGTCTCTTTGGTTCTAGATTCACTTCACTGAAATCACCTGCACCGTCCGTAGCAGCAGCTACCTCACCAGCCCAGCTAACATTACTTCCAGAATAAGCAGGAATAGAAACATTACCTACCAGTCCAGACAGATAGCTTGCACCAGCTTTAACCATTACTAAATTAGCTCTCAATGGTTCTAACAGAGCCAGTTTATCTTCTGCTACGGTTTCCTGTCCTGCACCTTCTACAGTTGCTTGTATATCACCTCTTTCCTCAATCGGTAATACGATTTGTCCAGAATAGTTCTGTCCTGATTTTCTAAATTCTGCAATACCAGCAGATACAACTTCTTGCGCTCTTTCGTCCAGTTGTCTGCTATTGGCTACGTCATTAATAGCCTTTAAAAGTGAAAACTTCTCTTTTTTCATAGATGTATTATTTGTGTTTGTTAGTTTTGTCTCGCTTGCAATCTTTCTTATTTCCTTATCTATGTCTTCCAGTTCAACGGTGATAGAATTAAATTCAGCGTGTTCACCTTCATTTAACCGTCTGGTTTCCTTTTCTGCTTTGGAAACTATTTCCTCTGCCCGTTGCTTTAACTGTTCTTTTTTGTCTAACAGTTCTAAAGTGTTCATTATTGTAGTTTGTGTCTTAGCTCCATATAGTAATCAGTCAAATCTTCTTTATCGAATGATTCCAGCTTTCTAAGTGCTACACTCGTATCAGGATACGCTTCTTTATAGACAGGTGATACATCAAACAGTTCTTTGAACTTATTGATAGTCCTGATATAAGAACCATTATCCTTCTTTGTCCAAGTATCGGAATCAATAGTAAAAGCAAAAGATGAAGTAGTAATATCACCTCTCTTTAAACCTTCCAACAATTCATCTCCCAGATTTGTGCAGGGTGCTTCAAAGCTATATTTAAGCCCTGTAGAATCAACTTCCAGTTTCAGGCTACCTGCACCATATTTAGAACGTGCCAGAATACCTCTGTCTTCATTATGATTCAAAAGGCATAAAATATCTGACTGTTGTAGCACTCCTTCCAATGCCGTAGGTTCTATAACTTCTGTAAACCCTCCTAAATCTCTAGATTCAGAATTGAATACTATTGCATACCCCTCAACAATTCTAGAATCTTCGTTTCTTTTTTCAATTTTACAATTTCGTGTTTCTTTCATAGTATCGTAGCGACCGCAACTCCGGACGTGAAGTTTTTCCCAAG